TCGAATATACATCTCCCTGATATGTCACATCCCGATCAAACCCCGCGATCCTCAAATCATTAATGGAGTCGTACTTTTCGAGGACGTATAAAAGATGGGCGCATTCTCCTGCTTGGATTTCTCGTTAATAAATGAGGGGCTGACGTCTCTCGGCATCACTTCACCTCTATAAAATCGAATTCGAAGTCGTACACCTCGTACGCCTTCATCGTGAATTTAAAACTGTCATCGGCAAACCGAACCGTGTACTCCACGGCATCGTTGGGGTTCGTCCATGTGAACGCCATAAATGAGCCGTATTTCTCGGAAAAGAAATTCCGCACCATCTCCATATCCGCCTTTGACCGGCTGGAGAACCTGAGCCGCCATTTGTGTAACGGTGCCGCCCACTTGCGCCTGCGCTGTTCAACGCCGCTTTCAAACTCCGAAATAAGCGTCTTGTACTCCAGCGTCTCCTCGAAAACAAAATCCGGTAAATAGCTAAAATCGCTCATGCGTAACTCCTGATCACCGAACGGATTTTCCCGTTGTTGTAAATGTCGTCGGCAATGGCATTGGAAAGCATCTTGCGGTTACGCCAGACGTCCTGCGCGTCCCACGCCAGAATCACCTGATTGACGTTGATCGTGACACCTTCCCCGCGCATGGATTCGCCACGGTTAAGCGCGCGCAGGTTATCCGAACCGCCCACTGCCTGCATTCCCCTGCGGGAAAGCACGCCTTCGCCCGTTTGCGCGATGATTGGCACCTCATCCGGCGCAAGGCCCGAATGCGCCCGAATAAACGCCCGGTTGCGCCTCTGTACCGTTCCGCCCTGATGAAACAAACTCGCCACCGGCACGCCGAAGATCGTTCCGCCCGCACCGGCCATTGCCGTAAATATCTTGATGAGTAACAGCTTGGCCAAGATGTTCGAGATCATCTGCAGAACCGCCCTGCCGAAATCCGCGAACACCTCTTTGACACTGCGGAGCTCGCCCGTAAACGCCTTAAAGAAAAACTGCGAAAAAGCGTTCTGCATGTTATGCGCTGACTGCTTGGCGAACTCTTCCATGACGTTAAACTGCTGTGCCGCCTCTTCTGCGCTCTTTCCCACGTCCTTGGCCACATTCTTTAATATCTCTGCGGTCTTGTCGCCGGTCTCCTTGACCTTGGCAAACACAAGGTCGTACTGCTTCATCGCGTCCCGCGCGCTTTCCTGCGCGGCCAGATTGAATGCCGTGCGCGCTTCCTCAAGCCCTTGAGTTAATCCCTCGACATTGAAATGAATCTTGTTCTCTTCCAGCGACTGCGAAAACTTTTCAACCTCCGCGGACGCCTGCCGGTATGTTTCACCAACACTGCCGGGAAGCTTTCCCAAAAGGTCGTAAAACTTAATGAGTGGCACCATGAGCGCCTGAAAGAAATCAACCGCGAAACCCAAAAGCCCGTTTAAGGCATTGGTTATGCCCTGAATGAACCCTTTAACCGCGCCCGCACCGTACTCAAGGATCGTAAAAACACCCGCCACCAGATGATTGGCAAAACCCTGCAGAAACCCGAGCACCTGCCAAAGCGACTGACCGGCCTTCTCCATAAAATCGTTCCACTGGGATTTGAGCATCTGCACCTTTTCGTAGCTGGTCATCATCTCGAGATTCACCGCTTCAAGATGCGATTTGCTCTGCGCGAGGATATGGTTGGCCAAAGCCTGCGCCATGTGATATTTCTGAACCTGCTCAACGGTCTTGCCGGTCGCCTTGGCGTATTCCTCTGCCGCGTCTTTAAGCGACAACTGAAGGCCGTACGACCGCCTCAAGGTTGTGACCAGACCGCCGGTAACCGCACTTGAGATATTCGCAAATGCCTCTTCGGTCGTGGTGCCGAATATCCGCGCTTCAGCCCGCGCCTGTTTCATGAGCGCCGTAACCTGATCCATGTTCAATCCCTGCGCCATAAGCGCCGAAACCTTATCCGCTACGTTGGAGAAATTGACCGTCTCCTTCGAAGCCTCCATGATCGCCTGCCGCATCTTTTGCGCGTCTATACCGACACTCTCGGCCATGCGGCTGAAACTCTGCTCGATCTGCTGGGCCTTGGCTCCCATTTCCATGAGATCCCACGCCTTGCGAAGCGCCATAATGCTGGCCGTAATGGCCGCAGTTATTGCCAGCCAGTTCTGCTTCCATGCATTGGCAAATCTCTGCAGGTTTCCACGTACGCCTTCAAGCCGCTTGGTCGCCTCATCCCGCAGGCGCAATATGATCGAGAGTTCTTTATTCGTCATCGCTTGAACCTGTCCCTTCTTTTTTGCATCTCCTGCTCGATTGCCTTTAGTTCCTTTTCGATCACTTCAAAAGCATCAATCATTTTGGCCGACTGGTCGATCCAGCCGCCCGCATTAGGCAGATATCCCTGCCTGTAAAACTGAAATGCCCTTATAAAGCTCGCCGACTGACGTGTGACGATCTTAAAAGGGCATCCTCGATACTGCGATCCGTTAAGCTCCCAGACTTCTTGCCCGGGCACTTCATATTCACATTGAATCTTTCTCCCGCTTAAACAGCTCTGGCAGTTCAGGGTGAGGCCGCCCAAATGAACCGCCACGATCAGTTTTTTTGCTCGCCCTCCGACAGTTTCGATTCATTCAAAATGACCTCGGCCAGCTCCTGCCTCAACTCATTCGGAAACATGGCAATGATCCTGTCCGGAACGACGTTTCTCATCTTGCCCGCATAATGGATCGTCTCGAACTTAAGCTCGATCGGCTTCTTGGTCTCGGGATCCAGAAAATTCGTCAGACCTTTAAGCCCAAACTTGATCGCCGTGATCTGCCGCTTGTTCCAGTTAAGCCTGACCTTGGCCTTGTCGTTAGGATTGGTCGAACTCTTCTCATACGTACTGCTCTCATCATCGACCTCGGCCCGCAAGACCGGATCCAGAAGACCGATATGAAAAACGCTCGGATTCTCTTTGTCCGGATCGAGTTTCGACACATATTCGCGCGTAGCATTGACATCAATTCCTGTAAGCATGAAAACACCTCCTCTGTTTATAAAAGTAATAACGCGAGTTCATCATCCCCCGGCTCCATCGAACCGGTCAGATCGAACGAGGTCTGCGCGAGCTGAATGCCGTCGCGGTCGCCGTCATCGACCTTGTTGTAAACGATACCGGGTGCGTAGAACCGGAACTTGTTGCCTTCGGTTTCTCCGTACGCCAGATCAAGAATCATCGGCGTATTGCCGAACCACTTGGAGAAGAAATCATGCGAGGCAACCGGCACCATTTCCGGATTAAACGATCCCTGCATATCCCGGCCGGTGATCATGTAAGACAAAATCCCTTTTGAATCATCGATCTTGTCTTTCGATGCCAGCGTGTTCGATACGTCGATCTCCATTTCGCCGACATTGAGCGACACACCGTCGCAGGACATGACCGCGTTCAAAAGCACCGGCGGCACCGTATCGTCAAAGCTGACACCGGTAAACATCGGGGTGTCCGTAACTCCGTGCTCAACACCCTTAAAACTGAAATCGAGCGTAGCCGGTTCACCGATCTTGAAGTTAAACTTGACCGTACCGCGGCACCCCTTAAGAAGCTTCGCCACGCCGTCCTCATAAAGCCCCATGGTCAAAGAAATCACGGCACTGCTGATCGGCTTTATTTCAAAGCCCGCGCTTGCGGGATCGGATGAAGCGGTTGATACTGCTCCGGAATCCGCGCCAGTGATATGATCGCCTGTCTCAAAAACTCCGGTAAGCGCGACATAATAAAGCGCGGCCGCGCCGTTTGCGGTCTTGATCACCACCCGGCCGGTTGCGCCCGATGTATCCCCGGTAATGACCTCTCCGTGGCGGTAAGGCCCGCCGGTAATTGCGCCGATCGATATTTTCTTGAGCGCATTCGATTGAAACCCGCAGGCCCTGACCAGCCGCATCCACTCCGGCTCAACGGTAACCGAACCGGAACCTTTCAACTCGATACTGAAGTCGATCCCAGCCGAACGTTTCCCCGCGAGCTTTCCCATCTTGGTCAACGATGCGCGGACAGGATCCCGCTGGTACATCTGCGGATCGTAACTTGCCTTCGGTGAAAAATTCACCAGAATGCCTGCGTCGACCGCTAAAAGGGTTTCCGCCGCACCCTCCACAGCCTCGATCTTCGCCGCAAGCTGGCGTTTTCTTATGAGCATTGACATTGCAATCCCTCCTTTTAGTTCTTTGCTGTCGGGTCCGTCCGCAAGTGACGATAACGGACACGAACCTCCATGATGATCCCCGCGTACGGTTGTGCTTCGGTCGTTTCAAACGGCGTTGTCCCCAGAACATCCGTATCAACGGCATTGCCCGCGCGCGTAGAATCCTGCAGGATCGCTTTCTTGATATCGCCCTGCAGTCTGTTCAAATACGTATCGGTCGGCACCGGGTCGTTCTCGTCGTTAACGAAAAATATGTCCAGATACAAAGTTAAAAGACATTCTTCGAACGGATTCGGCAGGCTCGACTCATCTTCATCGCCCGGGCTGATCACCACCATCGGCATATCGACCATTCTGTTGCCGTGCATCGACCAGCGCTGGACAGTGGCAGGCGTAAAATCGAAGTTGTACCCGTTGGCAATTGTCACGCCTTCGAGTACAGACTTGATGTTCTGCAATATCCGCTCTCTGACCGTTTCCATCAGATCTTCCTCAACGCCTTTTCGATCGATTTATTCAAAATGTCTATCCGGTAATTCACGAGGCCGTCCCATGTCCGGTAAAACCCGAGCCGCGGCTTTATCCGCACTGAACGTTTAAGCACATAAAGCGGCAAAATCTTCTGCGCGCGTTTCGTTACCCGGGCAAGAAATGTCTCGCCCTTCCATCTCAAGGCCCTGACGTTTTTCAATTCTTTGGGCTTTTTATAACGTGCCCTCAATTTGCCCGACGGCGTGAACATTTCCGTCCGCGCCGACAACGGTACCGCCAGCCTCTTGCCGCCGGGATCCCTGACCGTGCCTCCGGTCTCGTGCAGTTTGGCAATCTTCGACTCCGAGAAAACCTCGATCCCCATGCCCTCGATCTCGGGCGATACCAAAAACACCCGCTTGAACGTGCCGAAAAGGCCGTGACCGGATGCACCGCGCACGCCCGGAGGCCCCTGAAGCTGTTGCTGTCTGAACCGTTTCAAAAACCCCTTGCTGATACGATCCAGCCCGTCCGCCAGCTCGAATTTAAGAACGCGGGGCGCAATCTTGATCGCCCTGTCCAACGCCCTTGTATCAATCTCTGTGGTTAACTGCACCATGCCTACCACCCCACCAAAAGAAACCACATGCCCTCATCACGGCTGATGACATCGTTGATTCGAGCCTCACGGTCGAATCCTTCCGAGTCTTTAAGCGTGATACGGTCTTCTGTTTTGTTTACTGCCGTTATGCCGTTCGTTTCATCATTGGCAATATAAATCTCGGCCTGTTTCTTAAGCGACCGGTTGATGTTCTCCTCAGCCGGTGCAAGCTCATAGCGCACAACCACGGCCGGGATCACCTTGGATACGCCCGCGCCGGTCGTATACGTGATCTCCTCGGCAAACTCGCCTGTATTCAAGAAAGAACCGACAGCATCCTTCGGCATTTGTTCTTTTAAGCTCATGAACATGTCCCCGAAAAGGGGCCCGGGAGCAGTTACGCCCCCGGGCGTCCCTTGTTTTTAAGCGTCGACCTTCATCAGATGCGCGAAATACGGATCCACGATGATCTCGTCCACATGCTGACGCACGCGGAAGATATCGCTTCTGGCCGCATCATCGCGGTACTGCTCGACAGTGGCATTCTCCGGGCTGTCCATCGTCCAGAGGAATGTTCTTCCCACGGTCGGATCGGACAATCTCTGACCCTCGCCTATCACCGCCACCATGGCGAAATCATCGCTCCAGATATCCGCCCCCTGAAACGACTTGCCTTCTTTCGCGGTGTTGTAGATCGCCTTGCCGACAAGGATCCTCTTCACGCCAAGAATGTCCGCCATGGCGTTGAGAATCTCTGCCTCCGTCAGCCTTGCGACATACTGGATCGCGGCCTTGATCTTCTCGTTGCCGAGAAGCCGGTCGATGTTCGCCTTCGACATGATGAGCGATCCCGGCTCCATGCCGCAGTTCTGCCTCACCTGCTCACGCGCGGCTCTCACCTGTGCGATAACATCGCTCGAGGTGTTGTCCCACGGCGCGGTCGAGAAATCGGTGAAAAGTTTCGATCCCGTAAAAACCGCGGTATCGAATACCTTCGACGCGATTCTCTTCTCCTGCGCCTGCAGAACCCTGCGTGTTACAATCTGAACGGTCGTAAGCTCGGCATCGAAATCCGTGGCATACATTTCCCGTTCGGAATCGTCCAGAGGCCCTTCCAAACCGTGCTCCTCGCAGTTGTACTGCCGGTCTTTGGCCTGAAAGGTGTCGCGGTTGTAATTGCCGCGAGGCGCGCGCTTGGTGTCCGCTTCGCGCGTGATGCTCTCCCGGGTGATAGCCGGAAAGATGCTCGCTTTCTTTTTGGTTTGGAAAATAGGCAAAACCTTCGTGCCTATGAACTCGTCCTGCGACTGGATAAACTCCAGCGCCGCTTCCCCCAACTCTTGTCTCGGTACTGCTCTTGTCCCTTGATAGTCTGGCATGTTTCATTCCTCCTTTTGATTAGGCAAACAGCCCTTCGATAACTTCCAAATCGCTTGTTGATGCTTCCAGCGCCTTGCCAATAATAGAACCGCTCACGGTTGCGCTGATCTTCCCGTCATTGGCCCCGTAAACATTGCCTCCGGCGCTGATCGCCCCGGCCGCAACCATCTTGAATGTCCTGCCGGAACTCTTTAAATCAACGCTGACATGCTCGCCCACAGCGGCCTTGGCCGCGGTGATCCCGATACAAGCTTCGCCCGCATCGGCATATTCCACCTGCGAACCGCTTCCGGTACTCAGCTTGACCCTGCGGTACGCTTCCAGTTCCTCTCCTGCTACAAATGCTTTTGATCCAATATTGAATTGAGACATTGCACTACCTCCTTTTGGTTATTTTCTTTTGTCCGCTGTTGCCTTAAGGGCATCGGTCGTACTGCACCCGTGATCTTTCTGATACTGCCGCGCGCGCTCCAGATGCGTCGTCTGCTTCTTTGCCGGTTCCTCCTCCGCATCGGGCCCCAAAGGCGGCACAGATGCTTTCTGCAGGCCATCAAGCTGTTTCTCCTGAAACTTGATGACCGCATTTTCAAACGTCACACCGTTCTCGACCGCCTCGACGGCGATATCGGACATATCCTTGAACACCTTTGATTTCTTCAAGATCGAAACCGCCCGTTCGCGCTCTTTTTTTATTCCCTCTTCGACTCCTAGCGCATGAATGGAGTCGTAAAGGCCGGAATGTTCCGCCTTAAGCTTTTCCATCGTGATTTCTTCTGACATTTTCTTTTCCTCCTTGTTTTTATTAGCCCCATACCTTTCCAAAAACGCGATCACCTTCTCAACCGATTCCGGCTGGCTCAGGAATCTATCTAAAAAGACCGTCATCTCCGCGGACGGCCGGACGCTTTCCGAGAAAAACGGCATCCCGAAAAGACCGTTGTTTGCCGCGGGATCATCCACGACATCTACTGACATAAGTTTCTTCACGCGGATAAAAGGCGGCAGATCCTCGCCGTCTTTTGTTTTTTCTTCGCGGAATTCCTCATCCCAGTGAATAACCATCGAAGATCCGAACGCCTGAGGATCGCTCTCGGCAAGGTTCATGACATATCCCGCCAAGTCGCCGTCCGGCGTTTCATGAGCGGTCGAATCAATATGCAGGTCCGCGCGGACGATATCACCGTCCCTCCTGAAATTTTTCGCCCTTCCCAAGAACGTACCGAGCGCGGTGCTCGACATATTCGGATGACCGAACCTCGATTTGACCCCGGCTTTAACCTTGTTGCCCATCTCAACCACCGAATCCAGCGCTATGTCATCGAACTCACCCCTTTCGTCATGCGTGACCCCTTTGGTCACGACTGCAAACCCCTCGATAACCTCTTCCTTGCGGTTAACGCGCACATCGCCGCTTCTGACGACGTCCGCTCTGAAATAAATATCTTTATTCGCCATCTCGCACCTCTTTCACATCGGTAAAGGAAACGTCGACCTCAATCGGCATTGCCATTTGGCTTTTTGCTCCCGCCAGAATCCTCTTCGCCTTCTTCACCGGTGTTTTTCTGCTTTTCTTTTGCTTTGTTTTCATCCTGCACCTCAAGTCCAAGCTTCTTCATCTTCTCCTGCTCGCGCTTGCGCTGTTCGAAACACTCTTCCCAATCCTTGCCGTCCTGCGCATAAAGATCGGAATAGGTCACGATGCCGTTTCGCAAACCCACCTCCGCGGCCTGTGCCTCTTTAAGCGGATCCACCCATTCCCAACCCGGCGCGATCCATGAAGCTCCGGCCCACCGCTGTCTTTTCTCGTAAAAAGTCTCAGCCGAGATGTCGCCCTTTAAGTACGCCTCTTCCAGCAACATATCCCAGACCGGCTGGCAGAATTTCTGAGCCAGCCATTCCTGACGCATTCGGAAATAACGCCGCGCTTCCAAAAGAGCCGCCCGCGCGCTGGAATAATTTGTTTTCGAGAAGTCCTTGGCCACGAGTTCATACGGAAGTCCCAATGCCGCAGAAATTGCCTTCAGGATGCGGTCAACGAACGGCTCGAAACTCGATCCCGGTCGCTGTGGATTAAACGACGTGATGCTTTCGCCCGGCATCAAGTGCTTGATCATGCCCGGCTCAAGACTCTCAATAAACTGACCTGAAGGATTTCTTTCATAAGCACCGCCCGCTGAAACGTCCATAGACGCTTCCGAGGTTATAAAAAGCGAGAAACACGCGGCGATCCTCGCGGCCACGAGTTCGGCTTCCGCGTATTCCCCGAGATCCTTGAAATAAGATAAAACCGGCGCAAAGAACGGCACCCCGCGCGTCTGTCCCGAAC